TATTACGGCTGCTAAATATCTCTTTAGTAGTAACCCAAAAGGTGTTCGCGTTCTAAGAAACTCAAAACGGATTAAACGTCGCATTCGCAACGTTCAGAAACGGTTGACGTTCAATCGTGCAACGCAGTCGTCTCGCGACGCTGCTTCTTCTGCATGGTTAGAACTTCAGTTTGGGTGGATCCCGCTAATTAATGATGTGTACAGCTTAAGCGAAAGCTTTGCTGGACGTTATTATCCTCCTGTTATTTATATTAGGGGTAGTGGAAACGATTATGTGCAAAATACGCATAATTCAGTCGCAGTTGATGCAACTGGCGGATCTAAGGTAAAAATACAGTACGGAGCCGACTACGAAGTCGAGGACGCATTGTTATGGAACCTTAACACGTTAGGTTTAACCAATCCACTTTCTGTGGCTTGGGAGATCGTTCCTTTTTCTTTCGTCGTAGATTGGTTTCTTCCTATCGGTAATTTTATCGATAGTTTGAACGCCGACTGCGGTCTCAAGTTAAAGGGGTCTTATAAATCTACAAAAGTCGAGTATGATCTCAACAATCATTCTTCTTCATTAGCAAAGAGTCGGGATATAGATTGTGGTGTGACCGTTAAAGGTCAAATTTTCAATCGCGTCCTAAATCCTACTATGACTTACCCGTTGCCACGTTTCAACTTCAAAGATGCTGTTGATCCGTGGAAAGCCGTTACTTCGCTTGCTCTTTTGCAACAAGTATTCGGTTAGCCAATTCTGGCAAAACGACCATAATGGTCACTAATGGTGCTCTTGCACCGAGGATGACGTAATGTCTCAAAATAATGCCTTCGCCTTAAATAATGGCGAATCAACACCGGTTGCAATTACATTCGACCCGATAACCAACGATAATTTGTTGGCTACATATCGCAAGAGTGGAACTGCCGAAACTGTCGCACTTAAACCAAGTGTTTCAGTTAGCTTACGACCTGCAAAGGTTACGAGTGCTGGTGAACAAAAACGTCGTGTTATTATTAAAACACGTGTTCCATATCAGGGTGCAGCGGTTGATGGCGTAACGCCAGCAATTAAGTACGTGGAATCAAATCAAACGATGATGATTCCCGAAGACGCTCCTATCGCCTCCATTGACGACTTAATAGCTTTCTCTGCTAATTCTTTAGCAGAAGCTATTATTTCTGACGTGATCGATAGCGGTGCCTTTCCTTACTAAGCTTTAACAAATTAGGTAAATTTATGAAAAATTATAAATTAGACACGCGCAAACGCGCTAACTCAGTGTCACACAACTTTGATAACCCGACATTATTCTCTTTTGAGGATATGAAAGGTTTGATTCAAGCCCTCTGCTTAGATGCAAATTCTGCATTTAGCTTAGGGATCTTTCTTCATCTAAAGTCGATGTCAAAAGATTGTGATCACTCCGAACTTGTAAAGGCCTCGGCAATAACTCCTGACAACTATAGCTCTTCGGAGTTATATTTTAAGGATGCGTCGATCGTGGGTATGATTAAAAAATATCCGCACTGGAACGTCAACGTGGACCCAAAGATTGAGTCGATGAAGAAATTTATTGACGGGGAAACTCAATGTCGTATAAGTAACCAAAGATTCCGCTGTGGGCTTCCGAATGGAAGTCCCGAGCAGGTCCTCATTCTGAGACGTGCTCGTAAAATTATCAGTGAAATTCTAGGTCCTTGTATCGATGTTAATGAGTTATCCCTCCAATTCGGGCCAGGTAGTAATTACAGCGTTAAAAATAACACAACAGCTTTTGATAAGCTGAGTAGTACTCTCGACGTTACGTCTAACTGTACTGACCTTGCCGCTAAATATTTGGCAGGGTTCCCGGGATGGATGAAGATGCACTTTAATAGTGAATCGGCGTCCGACGTTAAGAAAATTAGAAATGTTCTTAACGTAGTTCCTGGTGACAGATTAGCGTTTGTTCCTAAAACGGCAGTCGTCGATCGCGCAATTGGGATCAATCCATTAATTAATGGGTTAATTCAAAAAGCTATCGGCTCAGCTATTAGGAAACGACTGAAGAAGTATATAGACTTGCGTTCTGCGCAATCCTATCATAAGACCTTAGCAGCTCAATCGAGTCGCGACGGGTCTCTTGCCACCATTGATATCGCTAATGCTAGCGGAACCATAAGTTACGGGGTC